CTACAACAGTGCCATATGAAATGGTTGCTAGATATAGAAACAATGAAATCAAACCTATTATTTTTCCCAACGTTATTGTTGATGTTGCTAGGAATTATAATAACGCATATATTTTATGTGAAGTGAATGATATTGGTGGGCAAGTTGCGGATATCATTCAGTTTGATTTGGAGTATGAGAACCTGTTAATGGCAGCGATGCGCGGACGTGCAGGACAGCAGTTGGGTCAAGGATTCTCTGGTAAGAAGACTCAACTGGGTGTCAAGATGTCCACCGCTGTTAAGCAAGTTGGATGTTCCAATCTCAAAGCACTTATCGAAGAAGATAAATTAATCATCCCAGACTACGATACGATTGCAGAGCTAACTACATTTATTGTCAAGGGTCAATCATTTGCCGCAGAAGACGGATGTAATGATGACCTTGCTATGTGTCTTGTCATTTTCGCTTGGATGGCAATGCAAGAATACTTTAAACAGATGCATGATAATGATGTTAGGCAGCGCATCTATGATGACCAAAGAGAGAACATTGAACAAGACATGGCTCCTTTTGGATTTGTTGATGATGGACTAGGAGAAGAGTATTACGCAGATGCTCAAGGAGACGTTTGGCAGGTCGCGGAATATGGTGATAAGTCCTATATGTGGGAGTTTAGGTAACGTTTCAAAAATATAAATAATCTTAGACAACCGAGCTACGCGCATTCTAATAAGGAGCATTAAACATGGCGACTGCACAAAACTCTCCTGGAGTAGTATTTCAGGAAAGAGATCTTACCACAACCTCTTCGGTTCCTACAGCAAACGTTGGTGTGATTGCAGCACCCTTTGACAAAGGACCTGTAGAAGAGATTGTCGAAGTTGTATCTGAAAGAGATCTTGCTGAAAAATTTGGCGAACCTAACGATTACAATTATGAGTATTGGTACACTGCTGCTCAATTCTTGAGCTATGGTGGTACTCTCAAAGCTATTCGTGTTAATAATAGCTCCCTGAAGAATGCTGTCAATGGCGGTACTGCTCCTCTGATCAAAAACCTCGATAACTACGAGTCTTCTTACTATTCTGCTGCTAACTCCTGGGATTGGGCAGCACGCGAAGCAGGTACTCTCGGTAACTCCCTCGGTGTCTTTATTACTGATGCGGGTGCAGATCACATCGCTGTAATTCCTGCTCCTGGTTCTGGTAACGAGCCTGAGTTCGTTGCAGACGAAGCAGTTAGCGCAACTTCTGGTGCTGCTGGTAAAGTCTTCAAGTATAGCATTCTCCTGACTGTTGAGAACATCGTAGGTTCTTTCACTCCTGGCACTACTACAACCATCGCAATCTCTGGTTCTAACGAGACTGTTACTGTTCTTGCATGGGATGCTAAGAATAAGAAACTGGAAATCGCTCTGCCTTCTGGTGGTGTTACTGGCATCATCGCTGCTGCTCAAACAATCACTCAGGGATCAAATACCGCAGACATCGCTACTGGTGGTATTGAGCGTCGTCTGTATATTGCTCTTAATAAGAACAGCATTGCTTTCAAGGCAACTGATTCTGTTAATGATACCAACAGCAACGCTTCTGCAATCACTAGCGTTCGTACTGAGTACAATGAGCGTGAGTATCTGCCTGGTTTAAAGTGGATCAACGTTGCTCCTCGTCCTGGTACTTCTTCCTACACCAACGATCAAGGCGGTTTCCGCGATGAAGTTCATGTCCTTGTCGTTGATATCGACGGTAAGATTACTGGCACTCCTGGTCAGCTTCTTGAGCGTTATGTAAATCTCTCCAAGGCGTCTGACGCTAGAACAACTGTTGGTGAGCAGAACTACTATCCTCTGGTAATTCAGCAACAATCCCAGTATGTATATTGGGGTGAGCACGAGACTGAAGTCTTCAATGCAACTGCTACAGGTTCTGATGGTACTCTGGGTAAAGTAGCAGCATCTACTCAGTTCAACCTGCTCCGTTCTGCTGCTGGTTCTACAGCATATCCTAATGGTGAAACAACCATTGGTTCTAAGAACAATGCAACTCATTACTATCGCCTTGCAAACGGTGTTAATTACACTGTAACTGGTGGTTTCTACACCATCGTCAATACAGATATTACTACCGCATACGAACTGGTAGAAGATCCTGAGTCTCAGATCATCGACTATATTCTGACAGGTCCTTCTGGTGCTAGTGATGCTGATGCTATCGCTAAGATCACAAGTCTGATTACTTTAGCAGAAAGTCGTCGCGATTGCTTGGTATTCGTTTCTCCCCGCCGTGGTAACATCATTGGTCAGAGCAATACTTCTACGATCACTAGTAACATCGTAGATTTCATGAATCAAGTTCCTAGTTCTTCTTACGCAGTTCTTGACTCTGGTTACAAGTACATCTACGATAAGTACAATGATGTTTATCGTTATGTCCCTTGTAACGGTGACGTTGCTGGACTTTGCTTGAATACTACAGTTACTACTGATTCTTGGTTCTCTCCCGCAGGTTTCACTCGCGGTGTTCTGAATAACACAATCAAACTGGCATTCACACCGACTAAGACTCAGCGTGATACACTGTATTCTGCTCGTGTTAATCCGATCGTAACATTCCCTGGTCAAGGCACCGTTCTGTATGGTGATAAGACTGCTCTGTCCTTCGCTTCTGCTTTCGACAGAATCAATGTTCGCCGTCTGTTCCTGACTATCGAAAGATTTGTCGGTGCTGCTGCTAAGACAATGCTGTTCGAGCAGAACGATGAAGATCAAAGAGGTTACTTCACCAACATCGTCGAACCTTATCTTCGTGACGTACAAGGTCGTCGTGGTGTAACTGACTTCTTCGTGAAGTGCGACTCCGCTAACAACCCCCCTGAGGCTGTTGATCGTGGTGAGTTCTTCGCTGAGATTTTCGTGAAACCCACTCGCACAATTAATTACATCACACTGAGTTTCGTTGCAACTCGTACTGGTGTAACCTTCTCGGAAATCGCTAGCTGATTCCGCGAAATAATCCAAACACTAATTTCAGACTCCGTAAAAAGGGTCTGAAATTTTTTATTACTATAAATAAACATAGCACCACAAAAGCAAGAGAAAAATTATGGCTAAGTCTGCCGAAAGTATTGACAAGTTTAAGTCAAAAGTATCTAGAGGGTTTGCTAGACCTAATTTATTTGAGGTCAGCATGGATTTCCCCGATGCACTAGGCATTGATGCTGATATTAAAAATGATTGTAAGTTCTTAGTAAGAGCTGCACAGATTCCTTCCTTCCAGTTGGGTGTTATTGAAGTTCCTTTTAGAGGTCGTACTCTTAAGATTGCTGGCGACAGAACCTTCGAGCCTTGGACTGTTACAGTCATGAACGACTCTGAATTCAAAGTTCGTAACGCATTTGAAAGATGGGTTGAGCGTATTCAAGATCACGAAGCAAACTTCCAGAAAGGTGATGGTCTGGATTACTTCAAGGATCTCAAGGTTAAGCAACTGTCTCGTGATAGTAGAGATGGTGACAATGCTAAGGTTATCAGAAAGTATGTTTTCCGCAATGCTTTCCCGACTAACATCTCGTCTATTGATCTTGATTACGGCAACAATGATGCCATTGAAGAATTCACTGTTGAATTCCAGATTCAGTACTCCTCAAAGGACTGATCTGAAAGACTCCTAAATAGACCAGGACCAATAACCTTAGAATATAATGTCGAATCAGCTCTTCGGATTTTCACTTGAGAGAGCGAAGAAGGTCCCCAAGGGACCTTCTTTTGTTCAGAAAGATAATATGGATGGTTCGCAACCGATTGTCGGTGGCGGATACTATGGATATTCTGTAGATTTTGATGGCACAGTCCGCAATGAGTATGAACTCATCACTCGTTATAGAGAGATGGTTTTACAACCAGAGTGTGATAGTGCTGTTGATGATATTGTGAATGAAACAATTTGTGGAAATTTTGATGACGTTCCAGTTGAAGTGGAGTTATCAAACCTCAAGCAATCGGATAAAATTAAAAAATTAATTAGAGAAGAGTTCAACGAAATTCTTCGTCTTCTTGATTTTGAAAATCGTTCGTATGAAATTTTCCGTAGATGGTATGTCGATGGCAGACTATTCTAT